TCTCTAAAGCTGGTGAGATCATTTACCATGTCCCAACGTATTTCCTGTATAGCAGTGGTTTTGAGATCATCTATCTGAGCAAGGTAAGGATCATCTTCTTCAATTTTTGAATTCAATGATTGTTTCAATCCGTCTACGTTGCTTCTATGATCATACGCAGCTTTGGCAGTGTCATAGAAAGTGCTGGGCTTATAATTGATTTCGCCAATTTCTGATAGACCTTTCATCACATCTTTAAGCTTTGTATCTACTTCTGATTGATACAACATTGCATCTTCTAGCTCTTTGGTCTTTTTAGCAAGTATCTCGGCTTTCTTGGTCTCATGAAGTTCTTGACCACATGCATAACACATAGCATCGTCAAGTTCTTTGATGTCCTTTTCAGCCTTCTTAACCGAACTGTCTGCTCTCAACAGTGCAGTTTCAAGAGTCGACCGTTCTTTGTTCAGTGCTGTACTAGCATTGTTGAGATCGTTCCAGTTTTGCAGTAGTTCATGTGCTTCCAGCTCTTTATCAATGTCTAGTTCTTCTAATTGGGCAATGGCACTTTCTAATTTTGCAATGTCCTGCTTCTTTTTCGATTGCCAAGCACGTTGTCTACCAATCAACTGTTCAATACCAGCTTCGATCTTGATGTTGGCAGTGCGAATCGCATCAATCTTCAGTGTTTCTTCTGTGATTGCGTCTTTGGTTATACGAACCTGCTCTTTGAGAGCATCTGCCTTCTCAGTTAGCAGTGTAATACCCAGCAGTTGTTCGATAATAGCACGTTGATCGTTGGCTCTCATGCTCAAGAACGGCTCTGAATAGGTGTTCAGTGCTACAATGTGCTTGAACATGTCATGACTCATACCCAACAGTGTGCTGATGGTCTCTTGAGTCTGTCTACTATCGCCTTGACTCTCGTCAGTCAGATGTTGTTCTTGGTCATTCACATAGAACTTTAGCACATTGGGCGAACGTCCCCGCTCAATCCTGTAATCCTGCCCATCCTTTTCAAAATGGAGTGTGACCAACATGCCTTTGTTGTTGATCTTGTTGATTAGGTTGTTGCGTTTGATGTTGGTAAGTGCTTGACCATACAGAGCATAGCTGAGTGCGTTGATTATTGTGGTGTTATGAGAAAGTATTCCGTTTGTATAAAATCTATGATCATTACTGTCTACAGTTAAATCAAACATGTTTTCGGTGTACGACTTTTTTACAATACTGGTAACTAATTCGACCCCGTCTACAGTTAAAATTGTAGATTGATTTTCAATTAAGTCCTTTACAAAAACTTCATTGAATTCTCCGTTAAAAAGAATATGAGTATCTGCACACCTTAAGAACTTACCAGAAGATGTTTTGATTATCCATACATTATATGGAATAGTTTTATGTATCGATGTTATTAGCTGCCAACCAGTATCAGTCTCAATTTCCAAGTCTGATAAGTCTATGCTATTAACAAATTTTCTCTTCACTGTGTTAGAAATTGTATGCATTTTTTTAATACTTCCTCTTTATTTTCTTTAAAATCACTTTCCCAAACAACCATAACTACGTAGCCTTGAGTTTGAGCATATTCGATTTTTTTAATATCACTGGTCCATTTATCAGATGCTTTTATCTTAGTTCTAGGATTTATATAATCTTCTGTATACATCTTTGGATTACAATGCCAAAAGTTGCCGTTATATTCGATAATCTTTTTATCAACTACAATATCATAAACATACTGTTTTTTGTTGTTAACAGATAACGAATACTGCGGATAAACAATTAAATTTTTATTAGCTTTTTTAATTTCATTAATTATTTCTTTTTCTGCTTTTGATACAGTAATTCCTTTTGATAGTTTAAGTCTATTAATTCTGGCCTTTTCTTCGTCAGATTTTACGCTTAATCTAGCTTGCCATCGATCTTGTCTTTCTTGCCAAATCTTTAACCCTTTTTCTTTTCCGTATTTTTCTATGCATATTTCTTTAGAAAAATGCTTTTGTGATTCAGAAACTAATTTTTTGGCATCTTCTTCAGAATAATCTCGAGCGGTATAATAGTCAACGCATCGTTTTGATGCAACATGTCGCACTGTTGAGTTAGCAGATTGACTAGCTCCTTTTTTATTATTGTCGCTCTTTGTTTGTTCTGCTAGATGCATAGCTTCAACTTCGTTATATCCTTTTTTAACCCAGTATTCTTTTCGAATAGGACGCCGACAATTACGTTCAAAATCTGCTTCTTCGATAGTATAAGGTTTATTAGTATATGGATTAATTTTTTCTAACCAAAATTCCTTGCTATATACACTTTTAACATTTTTTTGTTTATTCTCTTTTGACTTTACGTAAGATTCATTTTCGCTCCAGCCGCGTAAACTCCAGTATTGGGTTGTGTGACGAGCATGTTTAGAAGTTAATCCTAACTTATTTCTGATATATTGCTCAATCTTTTTTTTATTATTAATAATACCTAAAGATAAAATTTCGTAGAGAATTAATTCTCTACGATCAGGTTTTAAGTTTTTAATAACATTATCCAAAATATTAATACAATTATCTTTTAGATTGTTGTCCCATCGCGGCATTGTATAAATCTCCTACAGTTGTTTCGTAAATTTCACCAGTTTTAGTGTTTTTTACCTTTACAATAGTATTTATACAAACACACTTACCAGTACCATTGCGTGAACCAGTGTCATCACCACCCTGGTCTAGGTTCTCCCCCAGCACCAAAGTCAGTTGTTCCCTGTTAAAGTTAACAGCCTGGGTCTGATTGCCCACACTCATAAAGTTCTTTACAGTTAAATCTTTGATTTTAATTGCCATTGGTTATTCTAATCCACTATAAATGTCTAAAAGCAGTTTTTTGTTATACGACTCTGTGTCTAGAGCAGCAATTTCGTTGGCTACGATCTGATCCACGCTTTCGAACTGAGCAATATCCAGATCAGTATTGATCTCATTGATCTGTTTTTGCGGAATTAGTGTAATTTCTCTACAACCATACTGTTGAATGAACATTTCTTTAACAAAGCTGGCCTCTTCAAAGCTGGTAGGCAGATCCAGTTCTACCCGCAGATACATTTTACTTTTGATCATGGTAGACTGTTCATCTATCAGCCGGCTCAGTTTTACTGTTCTATACTTTGGACAGTCTTCCCAGTTGATATATTCAGGTTCTAGATCGTTGGCTCTGTCCAGGATCATCATACCTCGACGATCATCCCAAGCATCAGAATAGTTGTGTGGAAACGCATTGCCCATATAGTGTACATTACCCTGTTTCTGACGAGCATGGAAGTGACCACTGAACACATACTTGGGTTTTGCCAACTGTTCAACTGTGAGTTCACCGTGGTCTGGCATACGAACCATGGCATTCATTAAGAACGTAGGCAGTTCGAAGTGTCCAAACATGTATTTGCACTCTAACTTCTTTACACGCTTCCATTCATCACCTACCAACCAAGGCACCAGTGCTACATCGTCGATCACCTTGATCTCATCTACCACTGTGATGCCTGGAATGTGCTTGGCCCACTCAGTGCTTTTGATATCACGCTTGTCTTTGTAGTAAAGATCATGATTGCCTGCGAACATGTAGAACTTGTCAAAGGCTTTGCCAAGTTTTTCTAGGCTTCTGATACCAGCATCCATGGTTGTGAGGTTAAGACTGTTGCGATTGTGATTCCAATCACCACAAAAAATACCAACCTCACAACCATTTGCTTGCGCAGTCTCAATATACCAGTCTACAAAATCTTCGCAATCTTGATTGTGTACTTTACTGTTGCTTTTATTGCCAAAATGTATGTCGGTGAATACCGCTGCTTTGTTAAACAAATTTAAACTCCGTAGTTTTGTTAAGTATATGATATCGTTGGACAAAAGTCAACTGTTATTTGTCTGAAAATCCAGTAGCACCAGCTGACTCATTGCGTTTAACACTGGCTTCCCATTCACCTTCATGTAGTCTGGTGTAACTAGGGTTAAGATCATTCATCTCCAGAATGTCATCTCTAATGTTTTGGTTACGCTTTTCTATATTGATCACTCGAACAAAGCTGTTCGTGACCGCAGCGGTATAGTATGCGAACGGATTGTTTGACTTGGCTTCATCAAACTGTAGGCCAATCTGTGATAACTGTAGTATGGCCTGACCCTTCATCTCATCGTTGTAGGTATAGCCACGAACGTTGCCACGAGTAGCATATCGATCCACCAACTTCATCCACATCATAGCAAGTTTGTTGGTTGCTCTTCCGTGGTCTTTTGAAAAACATCCGTTTTCCATACCACCAGCCCAATGACTCTTGCCTACACAGACTAATTCGCCTGCGTCGTTGTATTTCCAATGCTGAAAGGGCGGAAAGTTCAGTTTGGTCTTACCGTCTGCAACCGTTTTTGGATTCTTCTTACGACCAGGCTCGTCGGGTACATGATCAAACGTCATAATTCTAAAAATTACGTCTGTCTTTTCTATAGTTTTATAATCAATCTCGCATTCAGACAGTTTGATCTTTTCGCCTGCTGTTGCTCTGGTCTCATAATTTTCTAATGCCATTCGTTTCGCACGATTTCGTTTTGCTTCTGCTACTGTGCGAATGTTAATCTTATTAACATCAAGTAGAATAATATCGTATTGATGATATTCTTTGTCAACATAACTGTTAAACGTATTTTTAGATCTGTGTATTTCTGATAAAATGTCTCTATTGTTTAGATAATTTCTTTTTCTCACTTGTTCCTCCAGGAGTTTACTTATTTATTATAATATACGCAGTTAATTTTGTCAACTAAATACTGCTGGAGATCAATAGGTTATGTCAATATTCAGCGGGTTTAACAGACTTAATAACAGCATCGGAAATGCGTTTGGAAACATACGACAGGTAAGCCAAACCATTAACGGATTCACTGCTAATATAAATCGCAGTGCTAGTCAATTTCAAACATTGGTCAGTACTAATCCTCTCGGAAGAGCAGCAAATGAAATCAGTGACACTGTTAGAAATGTAAGAAACACGCTGGGTGTGGTTGACAATCTAATCAACGGCGGCAGAGGCGGCATTGGAAATATCGGTACTTCTATAAGAATGATAGGCAACGTAGCACAGAATGTAGGATTCAACGCTGCTCCGCAGAGTAGAAACATCAGTCGTGCTATTATCAGTTCAAATATTTCAACAGCCGATGCTAGCGATTGGCGTGTAAGTCTAAGTGTACCGCAGATACTTATGGACACCGGCGGCGAGGTGCTGAGTGTATTAGGCAGTACTGGTAATAGAATGATATTTCCCTTTACACCAACAATACTACTCAGTCACACTGCTAATTATTCACAGGTTCATCCTACACATACAAACTATGTTTATCATGCCTACGAAAACAGTCAAGTTGACAATATCACAGTGACTGGAGAATTTATACAAGAAAATGAAGCTGACGCATTATACTGGCTAGCTTGTTTACACTATCTAAGAACCATGACCAAAATGTTTTATGGATCCAGTAGTAGTTCGTTGGGAAATCCACCACTTATAGCAAGACTAAATGGCTACGGAACTTATGTTCTCAATAATATTCCAGTATTGATCACAAACTTTACCACAGACCTTCCGCAAGACGTAGATTATATTCCTTGTACTGTAGAAGAAAACGGTAAAGTAAATTATGTTCCTACCCAGTGTGTGTTCACAGTTACCTGTGCTCCAAACTATGCTCGACGCAGTCAGTCTAGATTTAGCCTACAAGACTTTGCAGCAGGTAGACACGTTAACGGACCGGAAGGATTTGTATAATGGCTAATAAAAATCTAGGAGCATACGCAAACACACCTATCAATCCGTCAGGATATTTAGATATTCTAAAACCAAGATCTGTTCCAGTAGCAGGTAATGATGTTTTATATGAAATAACTCCCAGCTATACTCGTAGACCAGATCTACTAGCATATGACCTTTACGGTAAAAAAGAACTTTGGTGGGTATTTGCTCAGAGAAATCCAGATATTATAAAAGACCCAATCTATGATTTTGTAGCAGGAACAAAGATCTATCTACCTCAGGGTAATAATTTAAAGAAAACATTAGGTTACTGATATGGCATTGAAATTTGGAAGCATATCTACATCAATTAATAAAGTAAATAGACAATTAAATTCTAGTTTGTCAAATATACAATCCTTGACTGGTGCTGTTAATCAAGGTGCTGCACAAAGCCAAATTGGTTCTGTTAATATCAATGCCAGAGAAATAACCAACGGATTTCAAAGTATAGGCTCTGCTGCTAACAATTTTTCAAGCATAACTAATCAAATATCAAGTCTTTCAGGACTAGGAAGTGTAAACGTAAATCAATTGTTATCCTCAGGCCAAGGATCAGCAGTTGGACAACTGGGTCAAATTGGACAGATAGGATCTGTAGTATCTAATTTTACAAACACAATAAGTGGAATCACTGGGGCTGTGACCAGTCTTACTTCTGGCACAACATTTGGACAACTGAGTTCACTGATAGGAAACTTTGACCTTGAACAATTTTCTACAAATATTATAAATGTAATACCTAGAAGTTTGTCTGAACTAGCATTTGCTGTGGGTGGAGATTTTGATACTCTTAGACAGGAAATCGAAGAAATAGGTGATACTTCAAATCTAGAAGATTTTGTAGATGATACATTTTCTGCTCTTAGAAATTTAATAAGAGGAGTAGGAGTAGCTGCCGACAAAAGCGCCAGCCGTAGCAAAATACCAAACCCTTTGAGAAATCATAACAGTTTCAATTATATTCTCACATTAGGTGTTTTAAGTGCTAGCGAATACAATCGACCTGAATTATACAGAAGTAACGGATTTAACAAATACATAATTCGTTCAGGTGGCGGACAATACAGCAACCGTTATCAAGTATTAGACGAAGCAGCAGGCAATTCATTTACTGCTTTTGGAGTCCCTATTAGAGATCATGCGGAATATTTCATAGACGATTTAGAAATAGATGCTGTGATCGTTCCTAACTCAAACACAGGTTTGGCTATGGGAACTACTATTAGATTCAAAGTAACAGAACCCTACAGCATGGGTAATTTTGTTCAAGCAATCATAGGATCTGCTACAGAACAAGGGTATGACAATGTTATAGGTGTACCATTCTGTTTGAGAATAGACTTTGCAGGATGGAACGAAGACGGTGAAACAGATGCTAATTTTGTTACAGCACCTATTTTTATTCCGATTAATATAATCAATATGGAATTCAATGTTAGTGGCCAAGGCAGTGTCTACGATGTAGAAGCAGTTGCATATAGTGAAACTGGACTGGGTGACTCTGTCAATAAAAGTATGACCACTATAAATGCTGTGGGCAGAACAGTTCACGAAGTTCTAAACGGAGAAGTTAATTCTGTAAGTGCTGCGTTAAACGATAGAATAGCCAATCTTGAAGACAACGATGTTTTGTCTACAGGTGATAGATACATCATTGCTTTTCCGCAAAAATTAACCGACTATGCTGAAGTAATAGCAGGAACCTACACAAGTCCAGACTCTCTAACAACGCCAGCAGAACAGGTTGCCATATCTCAAGGACTAGCATCAGCACCTGAGGGAGAATTTGACCCAGTAGTAGTGCCGCCCAGTTCGCAACTTTTTGAATTGTTAAACAATTTTGCTAATGATACCAGCAGAATGAATGCTATAGGAAAAAGCCTAATCGACGAAGATAGCGGATCCAGCGGAGATGCTCCTATGGGTGACGGTAGTCAAGTCCGTGACCAAAAAACTGACACTAATAACTCTGCAGATATAACATTATCTCCTAATGAAAAATCTAGAGTACATCAATTTCATCAAAATGATACAATTGTAAATATAATCACCGGTGTCTTACTGTCGAGCGAATATGCTGCTGAAAATGCCACAGCAGACAGCGACGCTAACGGAACTAGAAAATGGTTTAAAATACAAACACAGGTGTATATAGATGAAACAGAAACAAGTATAGATGAAAGAGGCCGCCCTGCTAGAATCTATGTTTACAATGTAATTACCTATTCCCTTGATGAGGCAAAACACTGCGGCCCTAACGAAATACCAAAAAACACTCAAGGGCTCAAAGACAGTGCCGCTAAAGAATACAATTATATCTATACTGGTGTTAACGAAGACGTGCTAGATTTTGATATAAATTTCAATTTGGCATATATAACAACTGCCCTATCAAATTTTGCACAAAATCCCGGTGGTGCCGGAACCTTTGGCAACAAGTCTGTTATAACAGGCAACGATTCGGCACAAGGAACTTCTCTGCTTCCGGCACCGAGACAATCAGAAAGCAGCGAAACAAACACAACAATCGAAGAAGTTACTGAATTCGGACAAAATCCTAACTCTCTTTCTAGGTCAGACAACGTCCAGTTAAGAGTAGCACAGATGTTTCAAAATACTCTACTAAATCAATGGTCAGATCTAATCACAGCAGAAATGCGTATCATAGGTGATCCATTTTTCTTACCACAACAGACTGGAAATTATATTGGTCAATCTGCCGCCGGTAGTCCTAACCTTACCACAGACGGCACAATGAATTATATGCAAAATGAAGTGTTTGTAGTAGTTAATTTTAAAACACCGTTCGATTATCAGATAGAAGGTGCTACTATGGAGTTCCCACAAGTTGTATCTCAGTTTAGTGGATTGTTCAGTTGCTGGGCAGTTACTAATAATTTTTCTAAAGGTCGTTTCGAACAAACAATTAAACTGATAAGACGCAGAGGACAAGACGCCGAATCTACTACCGAAAATACAGGCATACTAGCTATAGATAATTCCGCCAGCATAGTCGAAGGCTTTGCGTCTACTGACGATGCCGCTTTAAGACAGCAGCGTGCCCAAAATATAGCCACAGGTGCTACATTTAATTCTGACGGCACAGTTGCTGGTTCAGGTCAAGCAGCTAGACCTGGATCGAGACTACCACCAGTTGTAAGAGCAGGCGGAGTAACATTTGATCCAAGGACTGGAGTGTTTCCTGGACAAAGTGCAGATTCTGCTTCTAATACAGAAATTTTTGACTTAGATCAATTTCGAAATGATGAAGTTAATAATGTTCTCAATAGTATTGGACGTTCTGGCATTAATTCCCAGCCGCCGATTCCACTAAGAACTGGTAGTGCTGCACCAAGACTAACAAGACCTGGACAAAATACTTCCGGTCAATCTGCAATAGACCAAAGCCGTGCTCAAAAAATTGACAGTCAACAAGGCAATTCTAGTGTTTAATAGGAAAATAATTAATGTCGCAACCATATAAACAGAAAGCCAGTTTGCGTTCTAGCGCACATCAACAAACTAATTATATTAAAGTATAGCTATTGATTAGCGCAAGGTAAAAAAGACAAATGACAGAAATAAGAATTTCAGATAAAGAAATGCAGCTATTATCTTTTGTGGCTAGAGGAGAAGCAACAGCCGGAGTCGATCCTTATACTAGCATAGTCCCTAATTCTTCTAATCCACAGCTTACACAAATAACCCTGGCTGAAGTTGATCGTTTTCAAACACAAAGGATAGCAGCTAACCAAGGCTCAGCCGCTGGTCGATATCAATTTATTCGAAAAACATTACGATATACTATAGGATTAATAGGCATTAATACTACAAGAATTAGATTTACACCCGATGTACAGGATGCATTAATAATGTATGTATTAAGAACTAGACAGTCAGATCAATGGCTAGCAGGAACACTATCCACTGATAGATTCATGATTAAACTAGCACAAGAATTTGCTTCGATGCCTGTGCCTTATGCTATGCAAGGACATTTTAGACCGGTGCGTAAAGGTGAAACTTACTATGCTGACTATGTGAAAGATAAAAATGGAGAGTATATACAACCATTAGTAGAATCTCCAAATAATAGGTCAAAAGTCGATATACACTCCAATCTATCCCTCACAGATCCTGACAGGATACAAACAAGAGAACAAGGCACCAACACAATATATCAAGAATTAGAAGATATACTTGCTGCCGAAACTGGAAATATAAGAACTATTTCTTTAGCGCCCGACGGCCCTAACACCGCCGCCCCAGCAGCGGGAACTACTCCAAGAGCGCAAATTGCTGCGCAAGCCGCAGGAGTAGGAGTAGGTGCGTATACAGGAGGAAATGCAGGCTCTAGACCAATACCTTCGACTATTTTACCGGCTGCAACAGGCGCTGTTTATCAGTATAGAACTACAGATCCACTAGATGATAGATATGACTTTAGGACTGGAGAAAAAATAAAAGATCTAGGCATACACGGAACTGGACCAGCCTCAGCATCACCTGTAATAAATGGCAATATTGGATTGGCTAGAGTAGCTACAACCAACAGTGGCGTAGAACCGCCAACAACAGGACCAGTCGCAGACAGCACTGAATCTGCTCTGTCTAGTGATCTACAATCTAATATTAGTGAGGCACTAAGCACTCTAGCAGATCCTGGTGCTGTGTTATCTAATCTAGTAGAGAGGGCAAGTTCACTGTTCAATGAAAGTGCTATTAATTCAGCACTCACCGGCGGTCAATCAACAAGTGCTACTGATTTTGCCAGTGCTGTAACAAGACAGCTGGAAGTGTTACAAAACGCTGAGCCTACCATTTCTAATAGAACGGACGGCCCTGTCCCAATAACTATACCGACAAGACCAGGACAAACTAGACCAGATAAAGCCTTTCCATCTGCTAACAACGTAGGACCTCAATAATGGCATCCAGCTATACAAGAACCGCAGCTAGCGGCACAATAATAAAAAACTCAGGACCATATGAAGCTCTTATAGTAAACAATCTTGATCCAAAATATATGGGATCACTTGAAGTAGAAATATTAAAATATACCGGTGCAGGCAACAGTCCAGAACGCAGCGGCGAAATATTAACAGTGAGATATCTGTCACCGTTCTATGGAGTTACTTCTAGCCGAGGCATAAACCTTGACGACGGATATGCCAATACTCAAAAAAGCTATGGATTTTGGGCAGTACCACCTGACATAGGTACTAGAGTTCTTGTGATATTTGCTGAAGGAAATCCTAACTTCGGATACTGGATCGGTTGTGTACAAGACGACTATATGAATTTTATGGTTCCTGATGGCAGAGCAAGTACAGAGCGCACAACCGAAGCTACACCTCAAAATTTAACAGGCGTTAAATTACCAGTAGGCGAATACAACAAACTTATTGAAACAGGCGAACTAGTAGACCCAACACTGTTTAAAAAACCCTACAATAAAGATTTTACAAATGTGCTAGAAGTACAAGGCCTACTTTTTGATGAAGTTAGAGGCACAACCACAACCAGTGCTAGACGAGATACTCCCAGTATGGTATCTGGATGGAGTACTCCTGGACCTGCAGATAAAAGAACTGGCAACCCCAGAGTAGAACTAGGAGCCGTTGGAAGACGTGCCAACATGCCCTTTAATAGATTGGGCGGATCCAGCTTTGTAATGGACGACGGCGATGACAAATTTGTTCGTGCTACTCACGCAGAGGAAGGACCACCGTTCTATATTAACAAAGGAGCCGGCGAAACAGGCGGCGACGAAACTATACCGCAAAACGAATTGCTTAGATTGAGAACTAGAACCGGACACCAAATTTTATTACACAATTCAGAAGATTTAATCTACATAGGCAACAGTCGCGGCACAGCATGGATAGAAATAACATCAGACGGTAAAATTGATATTCATGCTCAAGACAGTATCAGCATCATGTCAGACAATGATATTAATTTTACTGCTGAAAGAGATTTTAACGTAGAAGCCGGCCGCAACATCAATATGAAAGCCACTGCTAGATACAGCGATGGAGCACAATATCTTGATAACAAAGAAAGTGGCCGTGTACAGGTTGAAAGTGCTTGGGATACAAACTTTTTTGTAGGACATGATTATAAACTAACAGTTAAGGGTAACGGCGACGTTGCTATTGATTTAGATCTAAACACCACAGTCAAAGAAAGCTATTATCTCCACGCTAATCAAGATATTATGACATTGTCAGATAAATCAACACATATGAAATCAGGTCAAAGTTTCTTTAGAACTTCAGGCCGCACTATGCATGATAATGTAGCACAGAGTTACATGCTAAAAGCTGCTAATTTTGATTCAAATATAGGATTTGGTTATAGACTAACAGTGGGTGGATTACTAAGCCAACAAGCAGGCGGCGAAGTTCGTACCACAGCAGGAGCCAGTATTACACGACAAAGCGGTGCTAGTATATACGACGAAGCTGCGGTTGGTATTAATCTATTAGGTGGGTCGATCATAGCCGGTGATGCTCGCCTAATTCATTGGAACAGTGACCTTGCTGGATCTGGCACCCCAGCAGTCACAGCGCAAAATGCATTAACTGCACAGGCTGCATTAGATGCTGACAGAGTATCTCCGCTAACTACAGTTACACTACCTTATACATTTCCTGGAGCACAACAGCCTGTACCATATGAAAGTATACTAACAAGAGCACCACAGCATGAACCTTGGTCGCATCACGAAAACATGAACCCACAAGCGTTTAAAAAAGAACAAACAGACAGAGAAGATCCTGGCATGTTGCCTCCAAATGATAGAATTGTAACACCTGATACATTTGCTAAAAACAAAGGATCAATTACCACCAGCCAGACAGTTCTTAATTCTGGTAACATACAAGGATTCGACGGCGGAACAGGCGATGGTTCTATAGTAAACGGAACTGAGTCTCAGGGCTCTGTAAATACATTCAGCGGCGATCAACAGATTGACGCAGCTAGAGGAAATCCTGACAACATTACTACAAGATTCTTTGTAGGCGACGGACCCTTAGGAACTATTAAAACTAAAAAACGCGGACTTACTACACAAGTAGCAGAATTGTTTGTACCTAATTTCCAAGGATTTATTGATGATCTAGAAGACAGTGGTTATGAAATACGCACTCTATTGGGATATGCTAAACGTCAAACTGTTAGCGGAGGATCCTGGAGTGTTCATGCCAGCGGCGCCGCTATTGACATCAATCCACCAAACCCAGTACACAATCAATATCCTAATGGATTTTACTCGCCACGTCCTGCTAACGCACCTATGACAGACATGCCACCCAACACACTACAACTTGCTAATAAACATGGACTAGGTTGGGGCGGCGCCTGGACTTCGATTGATGATGCTATGCATTTCAGTGCTCGCAAGAATGAAGGCGGCGCCTTTGATTTCCCTAGAGGATTCATTCCTCTAGGGCCTAGTTCAGAGAGAGCAGACGGAGTACCGCTTGTACCTGAAGACGGAACTGATATCAAAACACCATCAGATATCGATGATTCAAATCTACCAGGACCACAAAATGCTGACGGCACATCTAGAACCGGCTCATAATAACGAGATAAATACTGTATGAGTGAGCTAGAAAAAAATCTGTACAAACGTGTAACTGTTAAATCCAATGGGTCAACTGCCAGCAGTGGCAGGTCCTATAGAGGGTTCAGCACAGTTAGCACTAAAAACGAAGGATTTAGCCTCTACGACTTTGAACTTATTAAGCAGGACATTATCAATCATTTTCATATCCGTCAAGGTGAGAAATTAAGCGATCCTTCATTTGGTTGCATAATTTGGGATCTACTGTTTGAACCATTTACTGCTCAGGTTCAGGAAGCGATTATACAAAATGTTACTACTATTGTTAACTTTGATCCCAGAGTAAGTGTTGACAGTATAATAGTAGACACCTACGAACAGGGTATAAGTGTAGAATGTCAAATAGCGTACCTTCCTTATAATATTTCAGAGCAGTTGAGATTCCGTTTTGACCAAGCAAACGGCTTACTATAATTAACTACGCAGTTTTTCAAACTGGATAAATATCATAGTAAACAAGGAATCTCAGCATGTCTTCAAGCGATAGACAAAACAGACTATTAGTAGCCGAAGATTGGAAAAGAGTATATCAAAGCTTTAGGAACGCAGACTTCCAAAGCTATGATTTCGACAATCTTCGCAGAACAATGATCAATTATCTGCGTCAAAATTACCCCGAAGATTTTAATGATTATATTGAAAGTTCGGAATATCTTGCACTGATTGATATGATTGCTTTCCTTGGGCAGAATCTAAGTTTCCGTATTGATCTCAATGCTAGAGAAAATTTCCTTGAAACAGCAGAGCGTAGAGAATCAATACTGCGTCTTGCTAGAATGCTTGCCTACAACCCAAGACGCAATCAAGCAGCCAACGGTTTACTAAAAATTACCACAGTAAAAACTACTGAATCAATAAGAGACAGTTCTGGGGTAAATCTTGCTGGCGTAGTTGTTCGCTGGAATGATCAATCAAATTCTAATTATTTTGAACAGTTTATCAAAGTGCTCAACGCTGCACTGCCAGTTACAAATGCTGTAGGAACTCCGCTCAAAAGCGAAAACATAGACGGCGTACAAACACAAAAATATCGATTCAATGCTACCAACAGCACTGTTCCAGTTTTCCCATTCGCAAAGAACGTAGAAGGTGTAAGCACTCGCTTTGAAGTAGTAAGCACAGATTTCGACAACAGCAGTATCAAAGAAGAACCGCCACTGCCTGGAACTAGTCCTGCGTTTTTATTCCGTGATGACGGCCAAGGTGCAGGCAGCAACAACACAGGATTCTTTATGCATTTCCGTCAAGGAAAATTAGACAACGGAACTTTTTCTGTTAATAATCCTACTCCAAATCAAATAGTTTCTATCGACGCAGAAAACATTAACAATTCGGACGTCTGGATATATTCAGTTGACACCAACGGTTTTGAAACAACTGCCTGGACCAAACTGGATTCAGTAGAAGGCAACAACATCATCTACAACAGCCTATTTCAAAATATAAGAAACGTATATGCTGTGACTACTAGAATAGGCGACAGAATTAATCTAGTGTTTAGTGATGGTGTATTTGGCAACCTGCCTGCTGGCAATTTTAAAATCTATTACAGAACCAGTGCTAATAGACCTAGTGTTATTGCACCAGGTGCAATAGGCACTGTGACCATAGAAGTGCCATACCAAGGTCGTACAGGTTCGCTAGAAACTCTTACACTTGGCCTAAGATTACAAAACACAGTAGCCAACGGCACTGCTACAGAATCAAACGCCAGCATCAAACAAAATGCCCCAGCAACATACTACACACAAAATAGATTGATCACTGGTGAAGACTACAACATTGGTCCTCTTGCGATCAGCCAAGACATTATAAAAACCAAAGCAGTAAACAGAATATCCAGCGGCATCAGCAGATACTTTGATCTCAAAGATGCCAGCGGAAAATATTCAAATACCAGCCTGTTCGCAGATGACGGTGTAGTTTATAAAGAAACATTTGATACAAAAACACAGTTTAGTTTTGCTACACAGAGTGATATCGAAGGCATAATTGTAAACACTGTTGAAGATATAATTGCCAGCACTAATCTTAAGAATTTCTACTATTCAGAATTTCCACAAATTATTGTTACTGACCTAAATGCCAGTTGGGAAAACACAACTGAATTTACAAATCAATATACAGGATTTATCAAAGACGTAGACGGCACCGCTTACACACTGGGTTCGTTCACTGCCAACAATTTGCGATTAGTAGAAGCAGGAACACTGGTGAGATTTGTTCCACCACTTTTATCGTCAGGCGCTGTGCAATATTTCTTACCCGACGGTGCTTATACTACTAATATAGAAGCAGTAGGAGCAACCAGTTACAAATGGACCAGAGTAGCTGCTGTATCGGGCAATGGTGCTGAACCTACTGAAGCAGGCGACGGAGCAGTTACACTGGTTGACTTTATACCCAACGGTGCTATACTAGAACAGATCGTTCCTAAGTTTTCCAGATCGTTATCAAATGATCTCAAGACACAGATCATCGATCAAACCTTTGCCTACAAAGATTATGCTCTGAGATATGATGTGGACCAACGAGACTGGGAACTTGTGCTAGCAGCGGATGTCAATACTATTAATGATTTTGCAGTAGGTAAAGCAGGCGATATCAGCGGACAGAATCTAGATTCAAGCTGGCTACTGTATTTTAAAACCAACGGCGAAACATATACCATTACATACAGAAATCTTCGTTATGTGTTTGAAAGTGCTGGAGAAATACGTTTCTTCTTTGACAGTGCTGATAAAATTTACGATCCAAAAACCGGAAAAATAGTTAGAGACAATATCACAGTATTAAACATCAACAAGCAACCAGACGCTAACAATAGTTTTACTAGAGATTTTGTATGGAATATCAGCGATGCTTACAGAGACAACGAAGGCTATGTTGATACTAGAAAAATACAAGTACAATTTTTTGATCTAGACGACGACGGCGTAATAGATGACCCAGACCTGTTTGAAAAATTAATCGAGCCTAGTGCCAATCCTCAGCAAAAAATAATTATTCAACAGCGTTATACTACTACAGACGGCGTAGAAGATTTTAGATATTTTGACAACGCTAATAATACTGTTAAAATTGTAACCAACGAAGCTGCGATAGTTTACAGCAGGGAAGTTGAAGGTCAAGTATTTTATCTGTTTGAAGAAGGTGTGTTTAAGACTCTAAATAAATCTCGCAACAACACCACAATTAATACCAACTACAGAGCTTTTGTAGGTCGCAGTGGCCTTAAGTTTCATTATGTACATGTTGCAGATTCAAACTACAGAATTGACCCAAGTGCTAGCAACATAATCGACACTTACCTGCTTACTAGAAACTATGATACAGAAGTGAGAAAATTCCTCACTGGTGGCAGAGCTACTGACCCGAAACCAGAAAGCAATGACCAGCTGTTTAGAAACTATGGCAGCGCAATTAATTCTATAAAATCAATCAGCGATGAAGTGATTTATCATCCGGTTAAGTATAAGATGCTGTTTGGCAGCAAAGCAAAAGAAGACCTACAAGTGAAATTTAAAATTGTAAGAAATAAAGATCTAGTAGTTAACGAAAATGAACTCAAAGCAGATATTATACAGGCTGTTGACAGATTTTTCGCAATTGAAAACTGGGACTTCGGCGAAACATTTTTCTTCCAAGAACTGAGTGCCTACATTATGAATCAACTTAGTCCGAAACTATTGAGTGTGATTATTGTTCCTAGACAAGGATCACAGTCATTTGGAAGTCTTTTTGAAATCAAATCAGAACCAGATGAAATCTTTATCAGCGCAGCAACAGTTGCGGATGTAGAAATCATCGACGAATTAACTGCTACAGAACTACAAGCCACTGGCACAGTATTAACCAGCGTTAGCACAACTGCTACAACAGGCATAACTAGTTCTCCTAGCACACCAACAAGCACTATGGGCGGAGGTTTTAGCTACTAATGGCGTACAACGATAATCAAAATGAAAGTCCGCTACCAACACCAGGCAATGACAAGCGCACAGCATCTGATCTAATACCGAAGTTTTTTAAAACAGAAGCCAACAGAAAGTTTCTACAAGGAACAATCGATCAGCTGATACAACCTGGCGTAGCAGAAAAGCTAAGTGGATTTGTAGGACGTAAAACAGCCAAAGCTCGCAAAGCTGACGACAACTATATCGGTGATGTAAGTGCAGATAGAGAAAATTATCAGTTTGAACCAGCTGCTGTAATCAAAGACACACTGGATAATGTTACCTTCTACAAAGATTATAACGACTATCTAGGATCTCTACGTTTCTTCGGAGCAAACACAGACAACCACGACCGTCTAAACAGCCAAGAATACTATGCCTGGGATCCCCACATAGACTGGGACAAATTTGTAAACTTCCGTGAATACTACTGGCTACCAAACGGACCTCTCAGTATTCCTCTAAGAGGACAACAGAGAGAAATCGTCAGCACCTACACTGTAACCACTGTGACAGAAGATGACAACACTGCTTATGTGTTCAATGACGGGTTTACTAGAAACCCAACTCTTAAACTGTACAGAGGACAGACCTACAGATTTGAAATAGACACACCAGGCCATCCTATTGCATTTTCGATCAGCAGAACGTTTACACCAGGCACTGCTATTCTCACTGCTGGATCAGAAGGTCTAAGAGCTAACGGACTTTTTGACGGCGTTCTCTATGGCAACGAATACGATCAGGGAGACTTTATTATCCTTCCCAGCAGCGGCAGCGTTTTCTTTGAAGCTGATGATAATGTAAGCACACTGTATCCAGACGGTATTCGCAAGCTAGGCGAAGATGGAGAAGAAGTTGCTACTGTTTATGTAGAACGTGGAACTATTGAATTTACAATACCTGCCGACTCACCTGAAAGACTTTACTATATCAGTAAAAACAGTATTGATACCAGCGGTCTGTTAAGAATCTATGATGTAGAAGAAAATACTTTTCTCGACGTAGAAGCAGATATTCTAGGCAAGAAGACCTATCGCAACGCAGATGGAATAGAACTGTCAAACGGTATGAAATTACAATTCACTGGTGACGTTACTCCTGCTGAATACAATCAGAATCAATGGTACGTCGAAGGTGTTGGCGACAAGATTTGTTTGATCAAAGACGTTGATCTAATTATTCCAGCAGCTTATTCTGAAAACAGATTAATACCTTTTGATTCAGATCAGTTTGATGTACTGCCATTTGCTAATGCTAGTTCTTTCCCAGCTGAAAAAGATTACCTAGTAATCAACAGAGCCGCACGTGATAGAAATGCATGGAGTCGCTACAACCGTTGGTTCCATAGAAGTGTTGTTGAGACTAGTTTTCTGCGCAACGATCTACCAGTTAACATTGACGAAGAAACTAGAGCCAAGCGTCCTATTATTGAATTTGAAGCAGGACTTAAACTGTACAACTTTGGTACAGAAGCCAAACGTGATGTTGATCTTGTGGATACATTTACTCAAGATGTGTTTAGTACAATAGAAGGTCAATTAGGATATAACGTAGACGGTGTTGATATTGCTGATGGTATGAGAGTATTGTTTATAGCAGATACTGACATACTAGTGCGTGGTAAAATCTATCAAGTAAACTTTATAGAAATAGGAAATAACAGACAGATTAGTCTAGTTGAAACAGCGGACACTGATCCTTTAGAAAACGAAACAGTGTTTGTTACACAGGGTAATAGATATACTGGTCAAACATTTTTCTACAACGGCACAGACTGGCAAATAGCACAGGAAAAAACACAGCGCAACCAACCTCCGCTGTTTGATCTATGCTGTCCACAGGGCAACGAGTTCGCAGATACTGATGTGTTTGACAGTGCTACATTTAGAGGGACAAAAATATTCAGCTATAGACAGGACACCGGCTCGACTGATCCTGAATTAGATTTTGCTCTAACATATAGAAATATTGAAAACAGCGGTGACATACTGTTTGACTTCAATTTACTTACTGACAGTTTTACAGTACAAACTGACAGTGGTGTAGAAACAGTTACCACAGACACAGCAAACCTAAGAAGATATCGCACCAGAACTGACTTTGCTTGGGTTAACGGATGGTCAAGTGTGCCTGCTCTAAGCAAGCAGTATGTCGTAACACAGTACATCGCCGACGATCTAACAGTCAACAGTTTTGAAGTAGACGTTTATGATCGTGCAGGCGATCTAAATGATCTCAAGGTAATTGTACAGGTTAACAACAGCTTAAAAGTTAGACTTCAAGACTATGAAATCGACAGAATTAATTCAAGAGCGTTTGTGAGATTTTATCAAGATCTCAATGAAGGCGACGTAGTTGTAATAAAAACTCGCAGCACAACAGTTAAAAATGTCAACGGATATTATGAATTTCCTCATAACCTTGAGCGCAATCCACTGAACCAAGACGTGACTGAATTTACACTAGGCGAAGTAATTGATCATGTTAGCAGCATGGTCGAAGAACTGAATCAGTTCAGCGGAGTATTCCCAGGAACCAGCAACATCAGAGATCTTGGCGATATTGACAGATACGGTAAAAAGTTTGTAAAGCACACCGGACCAATCAACCTACCTTTGTATCACCTTACCACCAAAGACTACAACATTGTCAAGGCATTGAGATACAGCAGAGATGAATATGCTAAGTTCAAGCGTGTGTTTTTAGAAACTGCCGAAACACTGGGATTCGACGGCGAAACTAGAATACACGTTGACAGAGTTCTAGCAGAAATGAACAAGGACAAGATCAAAAGTCAGCCTTTCTATTTCTCAGATATGATAGGCTATGGTCCGTTCAATAGAATCGAATACGAAGTATTAGATCCCAGATCAACATTCTATGCTCTGAGCCGAACATTTTCTCTAAGCGATCCCAGTGCTAGAAGTGCGCTGATTTACCTCAATGGTCGTCAACTAACACACAACAGAGATTATACATTTAACACCGATGGATATGCTCTTATCAGTGCTGATCAACGAGAAGGCGACACTATTGAAATAGTAGAATATGCTACAACAGATGGCGGCTTTGTTGCCCCAACACCTAGCAAGTTGGGATTGTATCCAAAGTACGAACCTGAATTAACTATTGATGATACTTTCCAAACTGACGAGCCCGCTTCAGAAGGCCCATATAAAATCTACGGTTCTATAGTCGACGGTCATCCGCTGCTAGGAGCCAGAGGATGGTTCTATCCAGTATACACTTCACGTTCAGCAGCTAGAGCAGCAGACACAGCTCTGGGAGGCACAGGCACAATTGAATCTCTACAGTTCAAAGGTCTAAACAGAACACTGTACATGGCAGCATCAGCAGAAAACACTCGTGGTGGCCAAGACAATATTGAAATAGATGCGTATCCTGTGGGCATACCTTTTGTAAGAGGTCACGACGGCAGCTATATTAGAGCATACCTAGACTATAGAGACGAGCTACTTTTAGAACTAGAAAAAAGAATATTCAACAACATCAAAGTTGAATGGTCAGAAGATATAACTGACGTCTACGGATTTGCAGGCGGCGATTTTAGATCTAGTGAATTTACTAGAACAGAACTAAACAGAAGTCTGTTAACAGAATTTACACAATGGTTAAAACTGGTTGACAACGATTACACTGACAATTTCTTCTACGATCGTCTAAACGAATTTACATTCAACTATTCAAATGCTAACAATCCACAAGGAGAACTAGCACCAGGATTTTGGAGAGGTGTGTACAAGCGTGCGTATGACACAGATCGTCCTCACTCACATCCATGGGAAATGTTGGGATTCACAATCAAGCCAACATGGTGGAACACAGTTTATGGTCCAGCACCATATACCAGCGATAACCTTATACTTTGGAGAGACCTAGAGCAGGGCATTGTAAGAGAACCTGGTAAAGAAATACAAGTAAAGGATAAATTTGTTCGTGCCGGCCTGGCCAACTTTATCCCAGCAGACAATCAAGGCAATTTAAAATCTCCCCTACGCTCCGGCTATGTTAAGAATTTTGTGTTGAGATTGAGCACTGGCAACTTTAACTTCGGCGACGAAGCACCTGTAGAAACAGCATGGCGTAGAAGTTCACAATATCCGTTTGCGTTAATTACCAGTATGTTGTTAAACAAGCCTGCACAAACAATGGGCGCAGGATTTGACGTAAGCAGAATATCAAGAAACCTAGCCGGCCAAAAAGTTTATCAACAATCTAGCAAGCCTATCTCAAACACAGACATAGTATTCCCTAACACATTTGCTGACGACGAAAGAATACTCACTGCCGGATTTGTAAACTACATCTACAATCTAGTAGCCAGCGATGTACTAGCAGTATACAGTGATTATCAAACACAGTTAACAACGCTAATAAATCAACTAGGATTTAAACTAGCAGGATTTAGCGATACTCAAAAATTAAACCTAATACTAGAAAGCAGATCACCCAGTGCTAATTTTGAAGGCGGCATCTTTGTCCCACAAGAAAATTATCAAATATTCTTCAATACCAGCTCGCCTATTGAACTGGCAGTGTACAGTGGTGTGGCCGTTGAAAAAGTAGCCAACGGATTTATTGTTAGAGGTTATAACAACGACGCACCATTCTTCGATTACTATGCTCCACAAGCAGGAACCAGCAGCACAGCGGTCACTGTGGGTGGTATATCAGAAACAGCAGCAGAATGGGAAAACGACAAAAGATATCAAGAAGGTCAAGTTGTACAATTCAATAATACATTCTATAGAGCAACAGCAACCTTTACTTCGGGTGACACTTTTAATACAGACAATCTAGCAAGACTGCCTGCTCTTCCGATAGTAGGAGGAAAAACTGCTGAGTTTAAGAAAAACTTTGAATCAAGAAAACCTCTTTCTATACCTTACGGCACAGTACTGAGAACCAGTCAAGACGTAGTTGATTTCCTATTAGGATATGGCGCAAGATTAAATGACCTTGGATTTGATTTTAATTTTGTAGAATCTGAAGGTCGTGTAAACAACTGGAATGCCGCCGCTAGAGAATTCTTATTCTGGACCACACAGGGTTGGGCCAGTGGCACTGTTATTACACTTTCTCCTGCTGCCAACAGATTCTTCTTCCAAAGAGAATTTGTAGTAGTTGATGATATCTATGATGATTTTTATAACTACAGCTTACTTCAATCAGACGGACAATCACTTCCAAGAGAATTTGGAAGTTTGCTAAGAGATGAAAACAGTTTCGGTCTTGAAATAGTTAGCACAGACGAAGGCCTGTATTCTATTGCGTTACCTCTTGTACAAAAAGAGCATGTTGTATTGGTCAACAATCGTACTATATTCAACGACGTTCTTTATCAACCCAGCACTGGTTATAGAAGAGACAGAATTAAAGTAGCAGGATATCGTTCAGACGGTTGGAACGGCGGTTTAAACATTCCTGGATTTGTGTTTGATGATGCCAAAACCACAGAATGGACACAGTGGAAAGACTATGCCATCGGTAGCCTAGTAAAATACAAGCAATTCTTCTATGTGGCTACAGAAAATGCTCCGGGCACTAAAGATTTTAACAGCAACTTCTGGTTTAGATTAAATGAAAAGCCAGAGGCTGAACTGATCACAAACTTTGATTACAGAATTAATCAGTTCGCAGATTTCTACGATCTCGACACAGACGGATTTGATGCTGAACTACAAAAGATGGCACAGCACCTAACTGGTTATCAAAAGCGTCAGTATCTAGCAAACATTATCAACGACGATGTAAGCCAATACAAATTCTATCAAGGAATGATTCAAGACAAAGGCACTAAAAATGCTCTTGACAAGATGTTTGTCAAACTCAGCAGTGCTGGCGAAGAAAGCTTAGAATTCTTTGAAGAATGGGCACTACAGGTCGGCAGATATGGTGCTGTGGATAATATTCAGCAAATAGAAATCAATCTCAAGCAGGACAAAATTCAAGAATCACCGCAATCAGTAGAACTTGTGAACAGTATACCTGCTGTTAACTTTGATAAAATTTATCGTATACTGCCTTTTGAAATGTATGATCGCCCTGCAGATTATGATCACACACCTTTCCCAACTAAACCGTTAGTTGACGAATACATACGTTCAGCAGGCTATGTCAACGAAGAAGATGTTACATTTATAGCAGGCACCACTGACGAACTTAACACAGGTGATGTGAATCAACTGGGACTCGGCGAATATGTATGGGTCACTGAAGTAAATGCTACACCCTGGGACGTATACCAACATGTGTCAACCAATGCTAACGTAATTGAACTAGAAGATCGTCAAGAACTTAACAGCGAAGGGATACCTTTACGCAGTCTCTATCTAGACAAATGGGCCAAGGATCATGTACAGGCTGGCGATCTTGTAGGTGTTAGATCAGCACAAGAATTTAACATAAACAGCATCTACAAAGTAGACAGCGTAAGCCTAGAAGAAGTTAAAATACAGGTTCCTGAAGATAATGAAATTGTTCCTTTTGCTACACAGAGTTATATACTGACTAAATTAAGAAGTGTAAGAGTTGACGATTTAGATGAATTAGCACAGCTAGCACAAGAAAAATTGTACAACCAACAGCGTGTGTGGGTCGACAATTATAATGGAGACTGGTCAGTTTTAGAAAACGATCCTGTTTACGTAAACCGTCAGACACTTGTAAATCTTTCTGAATTTGACAGCACTGTACAAGATTTCGGCACCAACATAGCAGCTACTCCTGACAACAACAATTTATTTGTAGCAGCCCCAGGCGACGGCAACGGCAAGATTTTTTACTATCGCAGAACCAAAGAAACATTTAATTTTAATATAGACCAAGAATTGGTATTAGACGACGGTGATTTATTCACAGTTTCAGATAGTGGATTTGCTTCTAGTTTAGATGTAACTGAAGACGGCGAATATCTAGTAGTAGGATTGCCAACAGCCAGCGGAGTTAACACAAGATTCAAAGGCGACTTTGATGCTGATGCTGCCTACAATAAAAATGATATAGTCAAAGACCGCGACAGCCTCTGGAAAGCAAATAGAGAAATTCTACCACAAATCACAACACAGCCATTCAGCACATTTGACAATTACATTAATATAGCCAGCAGCGCAGATGCGGACTCAACTAGCTTAACTCTGCTAGTTGCAGGCGACCCTGGTCTAGAAGGCAACACAGTAGATCACCTACTAGTAAGAGCTCCTCGAGACATGTATCTAGGTACAAAAGCTGGTGATGTCGTAAATCTATTTTGGAACAGACGCAGCTTTGCATATCCAACACTGGATGTATTCCTGCCATTTGACGGCGAAATACCACAGATAACTCCTGAATTTTTACAGCAAGATCATGAAATCATAGAAAAGATTGATCATGTATTTTTCATAGAGACTTTTATTACCCTGCCTGGCGTAGGAGATACAGTTACAACAGATACTGGCCAAGCCGAAGTTGCTTATGTAGGCACCCGCAGAGACAGTACTGTATTGTATCTAAAAGATACCAACGGTACGTTTGATATCACAGGCGAATTGTTTATTGAAGATGTAGACTTTGTAGGATTTTATACAGAAGAGAATACATTCAGTACAACCGATGCAGTAGCAGGTTTTTGGTATATCGAAACCCCTAGTTATTCTAATAATGGACGTTACTATGATATAGGCCGAGGCTTAGTGTATGCTGACATTCGTCTACAAGATTCTAATAGATCGTTAAATTCTTATTACAATATTCAAGACACAATAGTTACAATTGGTAACTATGTTCTCAATCGAAATAGAGTAAGCGTTATTACTCAATTGTCATACCGTGGCGACCCAGCAGGCGCTGACGGTGTTAACGGTACAGAACAACAAATTCCTAGTGACCTTTGGGTTGTAAGAGCAGGTAAATTATTTACTGACACATTGTCTACAGGAGACAGCTTTGAATTCCGTGTGTACGACCTAGACAATAGAGATTTGACCGATGCATTAGAAACTGCTGGAATTACTGGAAACTATTCTGTAACTAATAAAACACAGACTATATATGATCTATGGGACGGATATATTGATTTTGAATTTACTAGATTTGACTTTGGTGGATTTCCTTTCGAGCCGCAAGTAGGAGACATTATTGAAGATGTACAAACTCCGAGAGATGGCGCAGGCGGCCTAGCACTTACAACTACAACAACCAGTAGTGCAGAAATTATGTATATGAAACGTAATTTTAATAGTGTAAGAGTTTATGTAAAAGTATTATCGGGCTCATGGTTACAACAAAATAATATTGGACGTTACGAAATAAGACGCAACGCCAACAATATAATTAGAGGCCCGGGCGATGTTGACCGTGTTATCGGAACTGTGAACGATCCAGGAAATGATATCGCTGTCGGAACAAATGAAGTTGGAAAATTAATAGTATTTGAACACAGTTCAGATTTTAACGATACTAGAGCATGGAATGAAATACCGCCAGTGGTAGATGAAGAGTATTTCTTCTTTAACGAAATAATAGAACAAGGTGTACAAAGATTACCAAACCCACCGTTCAGTCTAAACAAAGATTATACACAGGTATATCACATTTCAGCTGATGAATTTGGAACAGCAGGCCCCAACGGTGAAGGCGCTGTAGCAATATTCCGTAAATTACCAGACGGAAGATATAGATTCCAAAAACTGTTTGTAAGCGAGTACAGAACAGCCAACAGAGGATTCGGCAAATCAGTTAAAATTAAACAGGTTGACAACTACTACACACTGTTTGTTTCAAGCAATAGTGTTGTGCTTCCTGGAGATGACTCAACAGAGAGAAGAGAACATCCAGGCAGTATAGAAATATTCCGTCATGGCGTCAAACCTACTGATCGCTTCCGTGGCGAATATCAGATTACTGCGTATTCAGAAGGCGATATTGTAATTTATAGAGATGACTATTACGTTGCTCTTAAAAATATGTCAGAAACTGAAAACAGAATACAGGATCCTATTTATTGGAACAATATCAGCTGGCGCAGAGGCAAGGACACTGACTACAGAGGAGACTGGGACAACAGCTATGGTTACGCAGTAGGTAGCATTGTACGATTCAACAACAAATTCTACAGAGCTACAACTAACATAGCTGCCAACGAACCGTTTTCAACAACTGTGTGGGCAGAGATAACTGATCTAATTGATTATGTAGGATATCTGCCAAACCTAACAGATATAGCATCTTATGATGAAGCAGTGTTTGACCCAGTTACAAATATTGCTCAGTTTAGCAATGCGTATGATGTAAGTGGTGACGCACAGGTAATTGTAGTAACTGCTGAATTAGTCGATGCCAGCAGCACTAGCGAAACCAAAGTGTTGATCTACAGAGAAACGGACGACAAGTATCTGCTAGATCAAATTATTGACGCACCGCAGCTACAAAACACTATCAACTGGGCTAGAAAGATCACTATTAATCCAGCTGGCACACAGTTTGCTATCAGTGCTCCGCTTGACGATACTGCTAAAACTGATCAAGGACAGGTTTATGTTTATACACAAGTTGATGGAGAGTTTGTACTAAGTCAAACATTAACTCCTCCAAACAACGAAGAAAGCGAACAGTTTGGATATGATATTAGTTTTGGCGAAGATAATTTAGCAGTTTCGAGTCTAAATGGCGATCAAAGAATACCAACTACTTTTGACAACGGTGACGTAACATTTGACAACGGATTCACTAATTTTAGAAATATCAAACTAGACACAGGTGTAGTTTATATCTTTGAAGAATTAAATGATAGACTAGTATACAGCGAACAATTCCGTTACGACACTGCTCAGTCAGAGTTTGGCGAAATACTGTTAGCCAATGCTAACCATGTGTATGTGGGCGTGCCTTCACACAGTGCTGGCGATTCAAGCAAGGGCATTGTGGTAGACTACAGAAAACCAAAAGGCGTTACAGCATGGAATACGTTAAGATCAAGCGTAACTCCTGTAGATGTATCGAGAATTGAAGGTGTATTCTTATATAACAAGCGTACAAATCAAATAGTCAGCTATGTTGACTATGTTGATCCTATACAGGGCAAGATACCTGGTATTGTAGAACAAGAATTGACCTACAAAATAGGATTTGATCCTGCTGCTTACAACGTAGGTGATCTAACAGATTTAACAGTTGATCCCAGCAGATACTGGGCAGGTGAACACGTAGGTCAAACATGGTGGAACATCAATACCGCTAGATTTAGTTTCGCATACCAGGGCACTACTGCGTTCCAAAAGAACGAGTGGAATAAACTAATGCCTGATGCTACTATTGATATCTATGAATGGGTAGAAAGTGAATATCTACCAAGTCAATGGAATCAACTAGCAGATACTGATGAAGGTATCGAACTGGGCGTAAGTGGAACTGCTCCTTACGTCAACAGCAAGTACAGTGCTAGATTGACATACGATGATATCGCCCAAATATTCAGTACCAAGTATTACTACTGGGTACAAAACAAGAGAACAATTCCATCTACTAGAGACAGAAGCATCAGTACATTTGAAATGGCTAATCTAGTAGCCAGACCAAGAGAACAGGGATACAGATTTGTTAGTTTCCTAAGTGAGAATAAATTTGTTCTTAACAATTTTGATAACCTAGTAACATCAGATGATCTAGTTCTAAACATTCGTTACAATGTTGGCTCACAAAAATTACAAAACACTCACGCACAGTATCGTCTAATGTCAGACGGCTTAGATCGCAGTCGTCCTGATGCTGACATTGAACGCAAGTGGTTTGACAGCTTGATAGGCGTTGACACCAACAATAGACCAGTGCCTGATCCTAATATTCCTATAGCCAAGCGTTATGGTATACAGAACCGTCCAAGACAGGGCATGTTTGTCAACAGAATAGAAGCACTCAAGCAGACTATAGAACGTGCCAACCTAGTGCTAGCAGAAAATCTTGTTGTAGACCAATATGACATAGACAGACTTTTTGAAAAAGAGCCAACACCGTCGACAGCCACAAAGCTGTATGACCTAGCAGTTGATACCTATTCTGAACTGCGTTTTGTAAGCACTAACAAAGTAACACCTGCTAGACTAAGCCCAGTAATTCTAAACGGTCGTCTAATACGTGTAGACATAGTTGACAGTGGCCGCGGATACAAAACAGCACCTAGTGTAGATATTGTAGGCACTGGAGTTAATGCTGACATTGAACTAACTATAAACAATCTAGGACAGGTTGTGTCAGCCGAAGTTGTAAATGACGGCAGCGGCTATAATGAAAGCACTCTAGTTAATACAAGAAGATTCTCTGTACTAGTAAACAGTGACGAAACACTGAACGGAAAGTGGGCATTGTACTCATGGAACGACACTGCTAACACCTGGTTCAGAAGCAGCCTACAAGACTTTGACGTAAGTATATACTGGAATTACGCTGACTGGTATGCGTCTAGCTTCAATCAATTTACAAATATAGATTATGAAATCGAAGGAGCGTATCTATTAACCAGCTTAGATGACCTAGTCGGTGATATAGTTAAAATCAATAATGTGGGTACTGGCGGCTGGCTACTGTTAGAAAAAGTTGCCAACGAAGACACAGAAGACTACACTATAAACTATAAAACCATAGGTCGTCAAAATGGAACTGTACAATTCAGCGACAGTCTCTATGATTTTAGTAAAAACACAGTAGGCTTCGACAACCGCAGCTTTGACAGCTGGTTCTACGATAACAATCCTGCCAAAGAGTTGAGAATTATTCTAGAAACACTGAGAGACGATATTCTCGTCACAGACCTAGCAGTAGAATACAATCAGTTGTTCTTTGCTAGCCTGCGTTACATCCTATCAGAGCAACAGAGAGTTGATTGGATGTTCAAGTCTAGCTTTGTTAATGTCAAGCATAATCTCGGAGAACTTGAGCAAAAAATTAACTTTGAAAACAACAAGCTTCCAAGTTTCGAAGCCTATGTTGAAGAAGTTAAGCCATATAGCACTAAGATTAGAGAATTCATTAGCTCGTACACTAGCTTAGACAGCACCAACAGCAGTGTAACTGATTTTGACAATGCTCCTTACTACGACAGATTGACCAAGCGTATAGAAGCCAGCAGAGCTGTTATACAAGACGGTGTGTTGGTTGGGGCTAATGTGTTGAGTGAGTCATATCCTAGAAAGCACTGGGCAGACAACATAGGTTATAGTATAAAAGAAATACAAATAGCTAACCCAGGTAGCGGATATACCAGTGAACCAAGAATTAGATTTGAATCAAGTGAAGGCACAGGAGCCACAGCAAAAGCTTATCTAGGTTACGGTCGTATTACCGAAATTAAAATAACTAATCCTGGCAGTGGATATATCACTACACCCCGTGTTGTTATTGAAGGCCCGCAGACTGACGATGGAGTAGTCGCCGCAGCCAGTGCTATATTGGGCAATGGTCTAGTAAGAACACCCAGCATCAGAATCAAGTTTGATAGAACAGCAGGAGTTTACACTTTTGAAGATCTAGCAGAAACAGAAACATTCTCAGGAACAAACATCAACACAGTGTTTAATCTAGAATGGCCAATGGATCTTGACAACAGAAAAGTCAAGATATCTGTCAACGGAGTAGAACAATTAAGAAGTCAATATACCTACAGCAATGTCGATTATATACCAACTGCTGAAACACTTGCTAAAGAGTTTAATTATGGCGATGTAAACAGCGCAGCAGGCCCAGGCACACAGAAAATTACAGACGGATATTCCTATCAAAAAGGTCGTATAACGTTTACTCGTCCTCCTGCAAATGAAGCAACCATCACAGTCGGATACTACAGACCTCTCAGCATGTTGAGTGCGGAAGATAGAATCAAATTCGCCTATACACCAGTAGCAGGTATGTTGGGCAACGATCTAGCACAGCTTATGAGTGGTGTAGACTATGGCGGAGTTGAAGTGCGCGGATTTGATTTCGGCGGACCAAGCGGCTGGGACAGTCAAGGATGGTATACAGATACTTGGGATACTTTTGACAACACGTTTGAAGATGAAGTATTCATAGCCGACGGTTCTACTATTGCTGTAGAATTGACCAATGTTCTAGAAAATGGCATAGTTTACAACATCTATAAAAATGGTGTAAGACTTGACGACCCTGACTACGACCTAGGCACACCCGTAAATCCAACAGCAATTACCAACAGTATCACAGGCGATGGCGTTACTAAAATTATAGACCTTGATGACAGAGGTATATCGCTACTAGATGGTGATATTCTAATTGTTAGAAAAATTACCAGCGATGGTAGTGTTATTCCTGATCCGTTGAGTTATGATGTAGCACTGTCAGGCGGTGACCTGTCATACCAAACTGCCAAAGGTCTGAACCCAGAAGAAATCATAGTAGACGGTGATGGCTTTGTAACACCTACAACCAGCAGCGGCCCAGAAGAACTAGTCCCAGGCCAAGTACTTGATACACTTGACATCAAAGTTTACACTAGAGAAAGCGGTGGTCAAGGCACCATATATAGCCAAAGCTATATTATGGACGCAAGCATAACACAGTACGCACTGGGCACAACACCCGGCAACGCCGACAGTGTATTTGTAAAACTAGACAACGAAATCCTAGCAGACGATGAATATACTATAGACTGGACCGACAACACTGTAACTATTCTTAACCCAGTTGACGGCGTAGAACTAAACATTCTCACAATGGGTCTTGGTACACAGGATATTATGGACTACGGATTCTTTACATCTGTGGAAGGTCAAACTGACTACAAAACTAGTGTAGAATGGGTCGACACTGCCAGCGTCTATGTAACTGTTGACGGAGAAGCTGAAACTGTTACACTGTTTGAGGACGATAATAGAGCAACATTTAGATTTGATACTCCTACCACAGCAGATAAGACTATATACTGGGTTATATTTAATACTAACACAGAAATAAACTATAGTCAAGTATCAAAAGACACGTTCGTTGCCAATGGTACAGATACACAATTTGAACTGTTGTCTGCACCGTTCTATGCTCTGCCAAATGAACACAACATCTTAGTTAAAGTCGGCAACACTATACTAAACGCTGGATATAACAAGCAATTTACAATTTCTCAACTAAGTGAAAGAGAGTTTGCGCTTGAAACATTCCAACAACCAGTGGGATCGCTGGGAGTTGAGGATGTTAGTGTATTCCTTAACGGAGTTGAAATTGTGTCTCCAGTACAGTGGCGTTTAGAAATTGCCAACAGCAGCATTATACTAGCAGATGAAGTTGGTGCTCCAGGCGACTTTGTTGAGGTCTATGTGATTACAGATGGTGACTACAGAATTTCAAACAAGACTGTTATACTAAACACTGCTCCGACTAACAGCACTACAGTAGAAATTTATCAATTTAGCAATCACAACGTACTAGGAATTGAAAGAATAAACTATGATGTAGTTGCTAGAACTACACTAATACCTGAAGATGTACAATATGTTACATACAATAGATTAACAGTGGGCGAAATAGCACTGAGAACACCTGCTGTTGATGCAGAGTATGTTTGGGTAGCTGTAAATGGAGAACTATTAACACCCAGCGTTGATTATTATGTAACTGATGATAGAACCAAGGTTAGACTAGTACGTCTGCCAGCGGCAAATGATGTCATTGACATAATACATTTTACTATGCCTGTAAATGCGCCAAGATTTGCCTACAGACAGTTTAAGGATATGCTGAATCGTACACACTTCAAGCGTCTCGACACTGCAACAACAGCACTTGCACAACCATTAAACTATTATGATCTAAGAATTGAAGTAGTAGACGGAACAGATCTAGCAGAACCAAACAAAGGCGGCAACTTGCCCGGCATCGTTTGGATCAACAGCGAACGTATTGAATACTTTGTAAAAGAAGGAAATACACTGCGTCAGTTGCGCAGAGGTACACTGGGCACAGGTACTCCTGTAGTTCATCCTGCGGCTGAAAAACTGTTTGATCAAAATGCTAGCAAGACTGTTCCATACAAGGATCAGACACTGGTATATAACGAACAAACAACAGATAACGATATTATTAAGGTAACAAATACATTTGTGCCTGGATTTACTATAACAGACAATAATATAGAAGTGTTTAGTAGCGGCACACGCCTGCGAAAAACATCACTAGACGTGTTTAATCCTACTATAGCACTTGATAGTCCGAAAGGCGATACAATAGCACTGAAAGAATTTGGAGTTGACCCGATAAACGAGTTTATCGAAAAGAATAATTCTTATACAATAATTGATACAGAAAAATATCAATTAGATCCAATGCTTGATACTCGTACTTACAAAGACGACTCGGGCATTATACAACCTACAATATATACTATAAGTGCAGCCGGCGGTTCTGGATTATTTGCTAAGTTTGATGTTACACTAACTAATGGAGTAGTTTCTGTAAGTAGAGCAACAAATCGCGGATTTAATTATAAAGTCGGCGACATATTAACAATACTAGTATCGGAGTTGTATACATCTGCACAAATTGCTGCTAGAAATATCCAAGACATCCAACTCGAAGTTACTGACGTCTACTTAGACGAAAATGGTAATTCTACAGCATTAGGTACTTCGACAATTCCTGCAAACGAAACTAGAATCACAGTGGTCAAAAAAATAGGACAAACTTGGACTAGACTGGGAGAATCACTGTCAACTGCTGAAAATAGCATAGCAAGATTCTTACGTGCTGGAACAACTGAGCTACCAGAATAAATACAGTATAGGAAAAACAATGAGCGGAAACATGCAAGACAACAATGGTGTAAGAATACAAGGTCATATTAAGATATTCGATCCTACAACTAATCATGTCTATATTGACAAAAGAAATGCCATTCATTATGAAAATATGAGTATTGCTCTTGCTGAAAGCTTGAGCAACGCTGGCCAAGGGTTTATATACGAAATGAGCTTTGGTAACGGCGGAACTACTGTAGACCAAACTGGTGTGATTACATATCTTACACCAAACTCAAATGGTACTAATGCTAGCCTGTACAATCAAACCTATACTAAGATTGTAGATGATCGCAGCGTAAACAACACTGATTCCGCTCGCAACAAAATTGAAACACGTCATGTAAGCGGCACAAATTATACTGACATTCTTGTTAGCTGTTTGTTAGACTATGGCGAACCCAATGGTCAACAGGCATTTGACACAGCTACCAATGCTGATGATGCGTTTGTATTTGATGAACTGGGCCTGCGTAGTTATAACCCAGACGCTACAGGCAGACTTTTAACTCACGTTATTTTCCACCCTGTACAAAAGTCACTGAACAGATTGATACAGATAGATTATACCGTACGAGTACAGAGTTTAGCAGGGTAAGGGATAGATAATGGCATACGAAATTAAATATACCGACTTTGTTAACAAAGGCATTATTACTGTTGAAGACGGTACAATTAATGATGAAACCAGTATAGTATTTGTAGGAAGAAACTACACAGGCTATGGACAGGTGTTTGCTGAAAACTTTTTACATCTTTTAGAAAACTTTGCTAATTCTACTGCACCACAGCGTCCAGTAGAAGGACAACTATGGTATGATACCAGCTTAGGTGTAGATCAATTAAAAATATATGATGGCACTAATTGGGTCGCATCAGGTGGTCTTAAAAAAGCCAACGCAGAACCTGCTGTAGCAAATTCAAACGCAGGCGATCTCTGGGTAAACACTGAAAGTCAGCAGCTATATCTGTTTACTGGTACAAGTTGGGTACTGGTCGGCCCAGAATTTAGCGATGGACTACTAACTGGAGCACAAGCCGAATCGATAGTGGGTACGGATGATCAAATATATAATGTGCTTTCGATAAAAATACAAGATCAAACTGCTATAATAATCAGTGCGCAACAGTTTGTTCCTAAAACAGCAATACCAGGTTTTAGAAGCGGTGTTAATCCAGGCATGAATATCAGTGCTGAAGCATTGGTAGGCACAAATGTTCTAAAATACTGGGGCACTGCGGAAAAAGCAGAAAACCTAGTAGTTGCAGGTCAGACTATTCCTGCTAGTAACTTTTTAAGAGGCAATGCTAGCTCATCTACAGACTTTGATCTTAGAATTAAAAACAACGAAGGTTTAAAAATAGGCACAGGCGGGCAGCTTAGTATTGGTATAGATGGCGAAGCTGGGGTTATACAACACAATACCAGCGGATCAAATATTGATTTCCGTTTAAGAAGTGGAACCAGCACACCTACTATACTGAGAATTGACAGTGCTGGCCTAGTAGGTATTAACAATGCTGCGCCTGAAGAAGCCCTTGATATTAGAGGCAACATTAAGATATCATCAAAAACAGGCGAACCTCAAACAGGTGTACTAAGAGTTGAAAGTACAGTTAACAGTTCTAATATCAGCACAGGGTCGATTGTTACCCAAGGCGGCCTAGCTGTAGCACTAAACGCATATATAGGTGCAGACCTTGATGTCGGCGGCACGATTATATCAGGAAACATTGTTCCTGATCAAAATGTTACAAGGAACATAGGTGCTACTAATCTTCGTTACGATCAAGTGTATGCTCAGACTTTCTTTGGTAATCTACAAGGCAACGTAAGCGGTACAGTCAGCGGTAGAGCAGGATCAGCAGACAGATTGGCCAGTGCTACAACTTTTGGTGTAAGCGGCGACGTAGAAAATACCAGCTTTGCGTTTGATGGTCAAACCGGCGGAACTACAAAAACTTTTGACGTGAGAATTGCCAACAGCTTTATATCAAACAAAGAAACAATATTTGATGCTAATAATGCTGATGAAATCCTTATCAATAGAGTAATCGGCGAAACTGGTGTTTACAAAATTACCAAACGCAACTTCTTAAAAAGCATTCCGCTTATTCCAGCTGGTGCTATGATGCCCTTTGGAGGAGAAACTGCCCCCGCAGGTTGGCTACTCTGTGACGGATCAGAAGTTTTTAAATCAGACTATACTCTATTATTCGAAGCAATTAGATTCAACTTTAGAGACCCGTCTCTACTAAGTGACAGTGGAGTTAACACTTTTGCATTGCCTGACATGAGAGGCAGAGTTCCGTTAGGTCTTGATAATCTAGGTGGGCCAAGTGCTAACAGAGTTACTAACATTGCTGCTGATGCTATAGGCGGAAACGCAGGTAGCGAAACTACAACAGTAGGGGTTAACAACTTACCAGAACACGAGCACGATCTAGAAGGCGAAAGCGGAACACAGTTCTACGGTATACGTGCTGGCTCCGGTGAACCAGTTGATGACAATGCTGTAACATTAACTATCGAACCTGGTCTTGGCGGTACACAGGGTCTTGCGTCCAGCGGCGGTGTACAAACAACTGGTTCTCTAGGAGATCCTCTAAGCGTAATGAACCCATACCTAGCTGTGAATTATATTATCTATACTGGAACAGAAACATGAGTTATCAACTAAACAAGACTGACGGGACACTGTTAACTGATTTGATCGACGGCCAAATCGATACCAACAGCACTAATCTTGTGTTGGTTGGCAGAAACTACACAGGCTACGGTGAATTTTTTAACGAAAACTTTATTAAATTATTAGAAAACTTTGCTAACACTGCGGCCCCTAGCAATCCGTTAACTGGTCAGCTATGGTGGGACACCAATGACCAAAGACTCAAAGTATATGACGGTACAGTATGGAAAGCAAGCGGCGGACCATTTGTACAATCAACTCGCCCTCAGATGGTTGCAGGTGATCTCTGGATTGACAATCTAAGAAATCAACTGTATGCTTTTGATGGAACTGATCTTATACTGGTTGGTCCACAATATACCGAACAACAAGGTGTCAGCGGCTTTCAAATAGGTAGTATACTAGACGAACAAAGCCGTTCTAGAACAGTGGCTAATCTATTTGTAGGCAATCAACTAGTTGGACTGTTTAGTAATATCGAATTTACTCCAATCTTTAGTCAAAGAATCAGCGGACTTGTTACAGCGACTAATCCTAACGGAACTATATTCCCCGGATTTAACATTATTGACAAAGCTAACTTTAAATACAGAGGTATAGCAGATTCAGCAAATGCGTTGGTCACTGCAGGCGGCGTAGTTAGAACAGCTGACAGTTTTCTACCATCAAACGCAAACGGGATTACAACAGGAACATTGACTATACAAAACTCAGGTGGTCTAACAATTGGTCTATCTCAAAACCATGTTCAAAAAGTTGTAGGCCCAAGATTCTTCTTTGAAAATCAGCTAACTGATCATGACATTAGCCTTAGAGTGCGCAGTAGTGCCTTCGGAGCTCTAACAGTAGATGGTGTATACATTGACGCAAGCACTGCTAGAGTTGGTATATTCAATGTAAATAGACTTCCACAGTATACACTGGACGTCGAAGGTGATTTACGTGTGACTGGCAATTTACTAGTAGAAGGTGCTACTACTAGTATTGATGTCGCTACTCTGAGAGTAGAAGATAAAAATATCGAAATAGCCAAAACATCAACCGGTTCAACACTAACTGGAATTAATGCAGACAACGCTGGTTTAATCCTTGACACTAGTAACGTTGGTCAAAAGCTATGGACCTGGAAGAACACTACAGATGCGTGGAGCACCAACGTTAATGTAGACTTAACTGACACTGCTAAAACATATAAAATAGGCGGAGTTGATAAGATTACAAATACAAGCTTAACTAACGTTCAAAAAGCATTAGATCTTGATGAGATTGGTACACTGCTATATTTAAATGTAGACAGTATTGGTATTGATGGAACAATCATCAGTTCAAACGCTGCTATGAATATTACCGCAACCAGCGGTGTTAACATTACTGCTAACGGTGATATTGCAATTCAAGACAGTAGAAAAATAACAGGTCTAGCTGATCCTGAAAACAATCAAGATGCTGCTACTAAGATTTATGTAGATATACAAATTGCTATAGAACCTATTGTTTTTAGCATGGACATCACTGGTTTAGGCGCTGGAGCAACACTTCAAACAGCAGTTGGCAGCTTTTTAACTGAATTATATTCACCTGTAGGTATTAACACAGGTAAAATAGCAAGAATACATACAACATCTTATGCTGGAGCAACAGTAGAAGGCGTAGACATTGAAAGTGTAAAAAATATCAGCCTGATAGCAGTTGATTCAAACGGAACACAAAACGAATCAGTAGTACAAGATATTGTGTTTGATCCCGAAGGTGCTAGCGGTACAGTTGTGCTAGAACCGTCGAGAACAATGATGACGTACCAGTCTACTGGATCAGTATGGCAATATCAGAGCACTACTACATATTCGTAAAAACGATAAATAATATAAATGTTTAGGGGTAAACTAAATGGCATATCAAATTGATAGATATAACAACACACTACTAACTGCGGTCGAAGACGGCACAATAGATCAAACAACTGATCTAAAGTTTATAGGTAAAAACTATGCTGGATACGGCGAAATACAAAATGAAAATTTCCTTTATCTACTAGAAAACTTTTCAGGAGCAAATCAGCCCGCAAGACCCCTGAGTGGCCAAATTTGGTTTGACACTGCTAACAGCAAGTTAAAGTTTTATGATGGAACAAAATTTCGTACAACAGGCGGATCAGAAATTGCTACAACAGAACCTACTGGACTAGCAATAGGTGATTTTTGGTGGGACAGCGGCAACGATCAACTTTATGTATTTAATGGAACTAGTTATATCTTAATCGGCCCGCAAAATGCCGGCGAAGGTGTAACGCAAATGCAAAGCCGTGAAGTACTTGACACTACAGGCGCTAATCGAGGCATTATTGCTGCTACTATCGAAGACGAGATTGTGTTTGTTGTAAGCACAAACGAATTTGATCTTAACGCAACTACTCCTATAACAGGTTTTGATAGAATTAAAAAAGGTATTACCTTAAAGTGGACACAGTTGGCCAACGCAGGCATTACTAACAGTACTAGTGTAATAGGTAGAGATTTTAATTTTTGGGGCACTGCTTCAAACGCAGAAAAACTAGGCGGCTTTGTAGCAGCAGAATATATGAGAAGAACTGGCGTAAGTTTCGACAGCGTGGTTAGATTTGGTGCTGCCGGCTTGACTGTGGGTGATAGCCAAGATCTTCAACTTATTATCGAAAACGGCGACCAAGCTGTATTACAAAACGTTACAGGTCAAAGCAGTGTAATTAAAATTAAAGCAACTAACAGTGCCGGTGTACTAACAACGGTTGTAACAGCTAGCACTGTGGGACTTATTCCAGATACAGACAATACATTTGACTTAGGTAATTCAAGCATACGTTGGAAAGATGTGTATGCTGTAAACTTTGTCGGAGAAGCAAGTCGAGCAACCAGTTTAAGAGTGGGATCAGATTTCCGCACAGCCAGCGTAAGTGCAACGAACAACAGTGTAGCAGTGAGAGATGCAACAGGAAATCTAGCTGCTAATCTATTCCAAGGTATCGCAACACAAGCTCGCTACGCTGACCTTGCAGAAAAGTATACAACAGATCAAGAATATTCAGTTGGAACTGTAATGACAGTAGGAGGCACTGCTGAAACAAGAGCAGCAACAGTTAGTGATATAGCAATAGGTGTAATTTCAGATAAACCTGCTTACCTAATGAACAGCGATTGCGAAGGGCAAGCAATTGGTCTCAAAGGACGTGTTCCTGTTAGAATCGTAGGACCAGTGTCAAAAGGTCAAGCTGTATATGCTTGGAAAGATGGAGTAGCGTCAACTATAGCTTCAAACGGATTAGTGGGTGTTGCTTTAGAAACAAACAGCGATGAGGGCGAAAAACTAGTAGAATGTGTACTGAAAGTTTAAGGAACCACCATGGCAGAAATCACAGCAGCACGACTTAATAACTTACAGGCACGAGTTGAACTTATTCTAGGAAATGGTGCAGGACAAAATGGTTATGGGCAAACCATAACCAGTGCTAACGTTCTCAACGACGGCAACGCTACTATTGTAGCAGATGATTTAAATAATATGTATGCTGATATGATTCGTGCTAGGATACACCAAGTTGGACCAGGCGACGTAGGCATTGCTGAAGTTATAGAAAATTTAAATGTAGTTGCTGAAGAAACTAGTTCTTTTGTAAACGACCTAGGTCAAACACAAATAGATGCTGATGGTGATAAAAAAGGTATTGCTGATTTTGAACGTTTAATGACTACGATCGAAGCAGATAAATTTCTAATACACCCCAGTCAAGCTACTATCGAACCTGGCATAAGCAGCGTTAGAACAGTTTCCTGGAACGGATTAATTGTACACGAAGTACAGATCAATTTTGTTAACGAAGATCAACGTCGCCACTTTTTTAATACAGGCAGCGAAATTTGGATTCAGGCCAACAATAGTGTTGCTAGTCAACCCAAAGGACTAGACTGGGCAGAACTTTGTGCTCAGGTAGGAACAGTAAAATTTGGAGCAAACGCAACTATATCTACCACAGGCGGCGGATCGAGCATAGGCAATTATGATCTAAACGGCGGCTTACAAGTGATCTATCAAAAGATCGGATCTGGTACTTACAGTGCAATTTACGCTGGCAACATCTATACAATCAAAGCAAGACTAGATGGAAATACTAGAATTGTTTTTAGAATTGAATTTAACGATGTAGTTGTAGACAATAACGTAGACAATAATGTTAATGGCAGATTAGAAAGCACTGTAAGACATTACAGAGCAACAGGCGATTATGTAGAAGTAGCAGCACCGTCGTACTTTAACTCTTCAACTCTCGCATAATAAATTCTCTTAGTATATAATTACTATAAATACATTGAGAGAATTGTAAATGTCAACAACTATACCTGTAACAGCTAGTAGATACAACACCTTAAGAACCCTAGTAAATAAAATACTAGGTGATTCTACTTTGTCTTTTCCTAATTACGGCTACGGACAACTCTTTTCTACTGTAGCTGTTGTAGGAGATTATGACGTTAATACTTTAGCTACTGATAAAGTTACCGCAGAACAGTACGAAAATCTCTATATAGATCTTATAAGATTACGTGTACATCAAGTTGGAGTTTCTTCTACAACAATCGATCCGTTTGTCGAAGGCGGTTTTGACACTAATCCTAGTGCTGACAAAATAGAATTAGCATACATCCAAGCATTAGAAGCATTAGGCACGAACGTAGAAACAGATCGATTTTTAATAGATTCCGCAACACAGGCCGCCGAATTGAATTTGTTAACATCAGTTGGCATGCCGATTTTTAGTACAAGATCTTTCGCAAATACCGGCGCCTGGAACGGTACAATAACACATATTGTAAAAGTTACGTTTAACGATGCACTACAACGTAGACAATTTTTTAATTCTGGCGGCGAAGTAAGATTTAATGCTTCTGTAAATTATGCAGGAAGCCAAGCTAAAACAGTTGACTGGCAAACACAACTCAGTGCTATGG